CTGTGGTGGAGTACCTCAGAAAATCAACTTTATGGCAGAACATCTGATGGTGAGTTTTTGTTAATTGGCCCTCAAGCAGCAGGCAATGGCGAAACACAAATGCAAAGTGTTGATATTCTTGCTGTTGGTAATATATTGAAATCAGTTATAATCGGTCTTATTAATAGTGAACCTGTATATATTATCAGTAACGAAGAGTTTACACCTCTTTCTGACGAAAACCAACCAGTTGATATTCAAGATTATAATATACAAACAAACTTTCCGATTATTAAAAAGGGAATAACATTATTAGGCGCTACATCAGACGGTATTACGGTTAGTGATGGTACAGCAGATACTGAAAATGTTTTTTGGGGGACTGCATCTGATGCGTTGTTGCTAGGCGGCCGACCGGCTACTGATTTTGCTCTTGCTGGACAACTAAATTTTCTTGATGAAGGTTTTACTGTTGGTGACAGCGGCGGTGTATACACAAACAAACTAAAAGTTGATATAATTACTGGTTCCGATAACGCTAGAATTTTTAACAATGCTGGCGAAGAAATTCAATTGGGCGCTAGTTTAAACGGAGTATCAGCTGTAAATGTTGCCACAGTGATTAATTCATCAAATGCAATAGGAATTGTTCCAGGACTAGACAACGGATCGCCAGTTACGGCTACATTAGGTACTTCGTCGCGACAATGGCAAAATGTTTATGCTAATACATTTACGGGTGATGCAACTAATGCATTAAAATTAGATTCAAAGTCGCCGTCAACCATCAGCACTCCTAACACAGTAGCAGTAAGAGATATAAATGGAAATTTAACTGCAAATGTCTTTAATGGTACTGCAACCAAAGCAAGATATGCAGATTTAGCCGAAAAATACACAACGGATAAGAAATATGCAGTTGGCACAGTAATGACTGTTTCAGATAATACTAGCGAAACTTGTGCATGTGATATAAATGATACGGCAATAGGTGTCATATCAGAAAAACCTGCTTATCTAATGAATTCAGAATCCGATGGGCAACCTATTGCATTAAAAGGAAGGGTTCCTGTAAGAGTAACAGGACCAATTAAAAAGGGAGAAAAAGTTTATACCGGTGCTAACGGTACAGCTTCTGCCGGCGAAACTTCTAGTATTGTAGGAATTGCGTTAGAATCCAGTGATGTTTTAGATGAAAAATTAATTGAATGCGTTCTAAAAGTATAAGTAACAGCAAGGACACATCATGGCAAACCAAAATATCACAGCAGCAAAATATAACTTTTTACAAGGAAGAATTCAAACTATTCTAGGAGTCGGCAGTGGAACTTCTGGATACAATCAGCCTGTACAAAGTTATTCTATAAATGTTTCCGATGATATTACTGCAACACATTTAAATAATTTACATATAGATATGACCAATGCTAGGACGCATCAAACTGGAATCGAGCCAACAGAAATTAGCGAAGTATCACAGGATCTTAATGTAATAACAGATGAGAACGATAGCTTTTTTGTATCCGACGATGGAACACAGAGCAGCGATCCTGCCGGAGACACAAAAAAATTTCAAGCATTTGAAGATTTAATGACATTAATTGAACAAGATAAATTTGTTATTGATGCTACACAAGCAGGATTTCGCAGTGCCGGAATCAACAACAGCAGAACACAAATTTGGGGTGGAAATGCTCTTCCGCAAACAATTGTTCATGAATTTGTTGTGAAATTTAGCAATGAAAATCATAGACGAGCGTTTTTTAACAGTGGCGGCGAAATACGCATAGAAGCATCTGTAATACATAATCTTTCGCCAGGCGATAATAACTATGCCAAAACCAATGACTGGAGTAATATGCTCTCTGCTATGAAAACTATTAAATTTAACTATAACAGTACAGATAGTTTTGAATTAGTAAACGCAGAATCTGGAGTCAGCCAACCAACTAACAATGGAACAGGGTCAGCAATAGGCAATTATCAGTTAACTTCAGCTTATCAAACTGTTTACAGTAAAACTGGCAGTGGATTATATGCAGACAATGAATATTTAATTAAAGCTAAGGAAAACAATAATAGAGAAATCAGTTTTAGAATAGAATTTGTTGATGATGCAAACGGCGCTGGCGGCGCGGATGAAGTTGTGCAAGGCTCAACAGTAAGTCAAGTCAGTGTATATAGGGCCGAAGGTGTATACGTAGAAGTGCCATATCCGTCATTTCAAAATCTAAATACTTTAGATCAAGCAACAGTGCCTATACCAGATGGTTCTGAAATAACATGTATTAGTGTTATTGATGAGTGTTCTAGGTCGTCAAGTGAAGTAAGAACAGATTGGATTAATTTTAGAAATGCGTATCCTAATAGAATTTTTTATGCGCTAGAACCCGGCAGAGTGTCTTTGCCTCTTAAAGAACCAGTAGAATATCAAAATGATCCTAAAGCGTTTGGACCAATACAGGTAAACAGGGACAATGGTAACAGCCTTGATGCCAGTGACTGGTTTAATATTTGTAATCTATCATCTTTGCCCACAGGTAGCAATATAGCACTTAGCATTGATAATAGCGGCAGTATGACAGATTCTACTGTACAAGCAAGCATAGATCTGTTATACTCAGAGTGTGCTTCGGCAGGTATAAACATTATTAGATTGCCTATGTCTGCCGAAAGATGGATACTTCCGTTTGACAGAGATTTATAAACCATATGGCCCAAAATGATCCGATAACAGCATTAGAATACAATAATGTTTTTAATTTACTAAATCCAATTGTTGGTAAATCACCCAACGGTTATGGCCGAACTTTACTTAGTAGTACTGTTATTGGCGGTAGTACAATTGGAGTAAGCGATACAGTTACATCTCAACAACAGCTGGATCTTTTCATTGACTTACAGGCAGCTTATGTACATCAAACTGGAACAGTTAGCAATAATATATCTATAACAGATTTTGATCCAGATACATCTGTAGAATTTAGTGATATAAGTGATTTAGGAACTATAAGCAGTCTTGTAGCTAATTTTAATCCTACATTTTCTCAGGACTTTCCTGTTGGAAACTTTTTACAACAGGTTTTAAAAACCTCCGGCGGCGCGGATGTAACTAGTACACGTTCTACAAGTTGGGGAACTTCAACTGAGCCAAGAATAAATCACAGAATTACTGTTACATGGCCTAGTGCAGACGATAGAAATTACTTTTTTAACAGCGGCGGACAAATTCGATTTGAAGCAAACCTCACCGGCGGAACAAGCGGAACCACTGATACTAAAGACTGGGATTGGCAACGTATTCTTAATAACATGGGTCAAATCCAATTTGGAAAGAGGTTTAGTGATAACGCATGGAGAACTATTAGTACAGGTACCGGAACAGGAAGTGAATTTTTATCATTGAGTAACGATACCACTGTGTCTGGCGGACTTCTTGCAAATGCAACAAAAATATTTTCACAATTTGGCGGAGGCACAGCCGGCGGAAATACTGGCACAGTAGATCCTACATTGATTTATTCAGACAACGAATACTATATTCAGGCAGTAGAACCTAACAGTACTAGTCTTATTTTTGAAATTGTATTCGATGATGGTGATACGGGTACAGGCGGCCAGCAAGAAGGTGTTAATGATCCTGTAGATGAACCTGTAACTGGTACCATTACTAGTTTTGTCCGTACTTTTACAGCAGATAGCGAATTCACTATAAACACAGTAACATATCCGGCAGTAATCTTCTCACCCCCGTTGGGCACGATAAACAGTCAATTATAATCAAAAAAATATTGACAAGATACCAAAGGCAATATATAATAAAACATATTGCCATAGGAGGAATTATGGACGAGAGATTACAAAAAGCTCTTGATATAAGCAATTATATGGTTGTACTTAATAATCAAAAAAAGTTGCTAAGAGAACAATATTACGAAAACATAGTTTATTATTACAATGGTGGTCAATTTACTATTACCAAAGATTTAATTAGTTTTTGTCAAAGTTTAATTCATATGCATCAAACAGAAACAATTTTAATCGATGACAATGATCTTCCAATCGAAATTAGTGATCTAGAAAACTTTTTACAAGAATTATACACCAAATATTTTGAAGCAGCAAATCGTTATCATGTAGAGTATAATAAATTAAAGAAAAATAGAAGCATTGAAAGTATTATGGATCTATGAACAAAGGTGTACTTGTTTTTGCATTTAACAATGAAAGTATCAACTATGTTAAACAAGCTCATTTTTTAGCACAAAGAGTTACCGATATTCTCGGTTTACCTACAACATTGGTAACTGATTTAGATATTACAAAAAAATATTCTAATTATGCCAAGGATTTTGACAAAATTATTTATTGTGGTGCTCAGTCATTGAGCAAAAAACGATATAACGATGGTACACTGTACAAAAGATATTTACAATTTAAAAATATCGGAAGAGAAAACAGTTATGATCTTTCTCCGTACGATGAAACAATAGTTTTAGATACGGATTTTATCATAGCCAATGATTGCTTTTTACAATGTTTTAGTCAAAATAAAGATTTACTTTTATACAAAGATGCGTATCACATTGGAATAAACAAAGATTTATCAGAATTTGACAAAATCAGTGATACAGGAGTGGATTTTGTATGGGCCACTGCTATTTTTTTTAGAAAAACCAATGAAAATCAAGTGTTTTTTGATCTAGTAAAACATATAAAAGAAAATTATTGGCACTATAGAAATGTTTTTCAGTTTAAAAGTCCTGTATATCGCAATGATTTTGCTTTTAGTATTGCTAATCATATTATAAATGGTTATCAGCATGGAAATTTTGCAGGATCAATGCCAGGAAAGAAATTTTTTGCAAGTGATAAAGACTTATTAATAGATATAAAAGACAAAAAATTTAAATTTTTAGTGGAAAAAACTGATCGATTAGGAGAATATAATGCTGTAACGATTCAAGACAGTAATATTCATGTAATGAATAAATTCAGTTTGGAGAGAGTAATTGACCAGTCTTAATTTTACGATGCTTGCTCAGAATACCGAAGTGGATTATGTTCGACAAGCATGTGTTGCAGCAATGAGTATAAAGGCAACAAACAATAATTCTAAAATTTGTTTGCTTACTAACGATTCTGTGCCCGAAAAATACACTGATTTGTTTGATCATATTATAGATATACCATGGGGAGACCATGCAGCACATGAAAATTGGAAAATTAGCAACAGATGGAAGATTTATCATGCTACTCCGTTTGAACAAACAGCAGTAATAGATACAGACATGTTAATACTTCAAGATCTCTCAGCATGGTTTGAGTTTCTTAGAAATTATGATTTGTTTTATACCAGTCGTGTATTTACATATAGAGGTGAAGTTATTAATAATACCTTTTATAGAAGAGCGTTTGAGCAATTTGAGTTGCCAAATCTCTATAGTGGATTTCATTACTTCAAAAAAAGTGATTTACCGCACGAATTTTACACATGGTTAGAAATGATTACAAATAATTGGCAACAATTTTATAAACAGCATGCAGGAGGAAAAATCTATCAAAAAACATGCAGTATGGACCTAAGTTCTGCAATTGCTGCAAAGATCATGAATTGTGAATCTAAAATAACAAATCAACGGGCAACTTACCCTAGTTTTGTGCATATGAAGACAAAAGTACAAAACTGGAATTACAATTTAAACAATAGATGGCAAGACAAAATTGATGTTTATCTTGATGAAAATCTCAACTTGATGATAGGGAATTATTTACAAACAGGTATTTTTCATTATACAGAGAAAGATTTTTTAACTGAAAGAATTGAAGATACCTATTGCAACTTTTTAGGAATATAATATGTCAGTTTTTATGGGTATAAACAATGATAGATTTGTTGTGTTTGACGACCAAGGTGAAATTCAATCTGTTAGCAGATATAAAGATGAAAATTACAATAATATAAAAGTAACTTTTGATCAAGTAAGACCGTTAATGGAAGGAAAAGAATCGTTTTTTAATTTTAAAGTTGAATATGATTTTATCGAAAAACGTTATGTTCTTAAACACAAAGCTGATTATGAACAAGAGCAATTAAAAGAATCTTTTTTGTATGAAATACCATATAACAGTGCAAAGACAGAAGTAAAAGTCATAAAAGACAATGTTAATCAAGTATGGAAACTTTGTATAGATTCAGATTTGTTTAACAGTATACAGAACGGTGCAGTTCATGCTGATCCTAAAGATCAATATTACAGTGTAACTAGAAAATACAATGCTAACTTTTTATATCGCGTATTAAAATTTAACGAAACACTTGAAATACCATTTAAATACAAATTTGAATTTGACAATATTCCTACAAGTGTTTATACTGTAAGAAAATTTTCTACATATTCAATTGAGGTTATTGATGAATAAATTTAGAGTAATCGACTGTGATATTATATACATCAGTTATGACGAACCTAATGCTGAAAAAAATTATGCAGATTTATGTTCAAAAGTTCCGTGGGCAGAGCGTGTACACGGTGTTAAAGGCAGTGACAGTGCACATAAAGCAGCAGCTAAACTTAGTAACACCGAAAGATTTATAACAATTGATGGTGATAATAGAATTCGAGATGATTTTCTTACGCAAACAATTGATTTTAACAGTGATGTAGATCTTACAAATAAAGTTATTAGTTGGACAGCAAAAAATTCAATTAATGGGTTAACGTATGGCAACGGTGGCATCAAATGCTGGCCTAAACAACATGTACTTAATATGCGTACACACGAAAATGCTGATCCTAATAATCCACACGCACAAGTAGATTTTTGTTGGGATACAGAATATGTACAGATGAATGGCACCTTTAGCGACATATACAATAATTCTACTCCACATCAGGCCTGGCGCGCCGGTTTTAGAGAGGGTGTTAAAATGTCGCTTGATAGAGGTTTACGTGTTACTCCGGAAAAATTTTATAATAATCATTGGAAAAATTTACATCGTTTGTACATTTGGTTAATGGTAGGTGCCGATGTAGAAAATGGTCTATGGGCAATCTATGGTGCAAGAGAAGGATTGTATAAAACCATGTGTACAGATTGGGATTTTGTACATGTACGAGATTTTGAATGGCTAAACAACTATTGGAACACTGAACTAGAAGTGTTTAACGGTAAAGATTTGTTAGAACGCATAGAAGAAATTGGAGTAAGTTTAAGAACGCACTTGAGTTTACCTATATCGGCAAGTCCACTGGACAGCGAACAAAGTAAATTTTTCAAAACAGTATATCAAAATCCTGCAAGAGACAACAGCAAAAAGTTTTTAGATAGAGAGATATAATGGAACGCAGCGAAAGCGAAGAAATCAAACGCATCGACAATATAACAAAAGAAATATCTCCTACATTTTGCTTTGCTAAATGGTACCATGCAAACATCTATTTTCAAACAGGCGAAACCCATAGTTGTTATCATCCAGCACCTCACAAAATTGATGTAGAAGCACTCAAAGACAACCCTAGTGCAATACACAATACAGCACAAAAGAAACAAGAACGTGCTGCTATGTTAAGGGGAGAACAACCGTCGGGTTGTCAGTATTGTTGGAACATAGAAAACATGGGTTCAGATTACATTAGTGATAGAAAACAACGAAACCAAACTATATTTTTTAAACATAGATTAAATGCTGTAAAACAAGGTGGTTCTGAATTCAATGTTAATCCGGAGTATTTAGAAATCAGTTTTGGCAACGAATGCAATTTTCGTTGTGGGTATTGTCATCCTAAGGCCAGCAGCAGATATTACAATGAAATTAAACAACATGGTCCTTATACCAACGTTAAAAATCACAGATGTGATATTGATTGGTTTAAAATATTTGAAGAAGAAAACAATCCGTATTTAGATGCATTTTGGCGTTGGTGGCCTGAACTTAGTAAAGAACTTCACATTTTAAGAATTACCGGAGGCGAACCTACTATACAACAAAGTACTTATAGATTGTTTGATATGTTAGATGCAGATCCTAAACCCAATTTAGAATTAAATTGCAATAGTAATCTCGGAGGTAAACCTAAACAGTTGGAAAAATTTACAAATCGTGTAAACGATTTGCTTATAAACGATAAAATTCGACGTTTTAAACTGTTTAGCAGTATTGACACTTGGACTAAAAGAGCAGAATATATACGTGATGGGTTAGACATTGAAGTGTTTGAGAGGAATTTAGATTATTGGATGCGCAATACTTTAGCACCGATGACATTAATGATTACTTTTAACATTTTTAGTGTAACCACGTTTCGCAGTCTTTTAGAAAAAATATTGGAATGGCGTGCAAAGTACAACGATGTAGAAACACATCGTTGGCAGCGACTAGGATTTGACACACCTTATCTCAAAGAACCCTTACAATACGATATTAACATACTGCCAAAAAGCTATATGAATTATATGCACGATCATTTACAGTTTATTAAAGAAAATGTAGACGATAACCGAAAAGATGCATTTAGCACTATCGAGTATGAAAAGTTTCGACGCGTAGTAGATTATATGGAAACTACAGAATATCCATTAGAACGAGTTATTCAGGGCAGAACAGACTTTCATAACTTTTTCACAGAGCAAGATAGACGTCGAGGCAATGATTTTACCGCAGCGTTTCCGGAGATGTCAGACTTTTTTGAATTATGTAAGAAATATACCTAACACCAGCGGTGTTGATTTATAATTTTTTTAAAAACATCAACATCAACTTGCCAGAATGTTTGTATACTTCCTCTGTATTCTAATTCCAATGGATTCTTTAATATTCCTGCTTCAACTTGAGCCCTGGTCCATACACGATGTACTGCATTTTGTTTTCCAACATCACCTTTGTGTGTACTAATATACATAGGGTTTTTCTTTCCTACATAGTCAATACATGCTGGTATAAGAAATTGAGCTGTAGGATTATTCCAAACTAGATCGCTGTAATTTTTTACACCGATTTTCCAATTATCAATCTTATGTGTTAATACACAAGTTCTAGAAGCAATTCGCCATGCGTTTTTTCCTAATATGCCCAGTTCTTTTAAACTATGAGCAACATTTGTTCCGACTACTTGATTTTTGTAATAAAGAAGCCAAAGTTTAGTTTCTTCGATATTGCTTATTGAATTTAACAGTATGTCAATGCTGTTATTATTGTAAAAACCTTTTTTATGAGCTTCGGCAAAAAAAGTATCAAGATCTTGCGATCCGTTGTATAATTCTATTTTCCAATTATTCATTTTTTAAATTTTTAATTAAATATATTCAATGAGTATAACAAATATATTAATGTAAGTCAACCCATTCGGTGCCTGTGAATCCTTGAAACTTTTTGATGCTTTCGTTAAAAACAATCATTCCGGCTTTTACAGGCAAACTATCTCTTTGTGCAAGATTTATACCTCGAGTTTGTAAAACAGGTACACTGAGAACACCTTTTCCGTCTAATTCTAAACGAGTTGAGGTAATAGCAGATGGCATTTTATAACCATCACTGACACTGACAAAAAATTTCGAAGGCATATAGTCTACTACCGAACCTTCGTCGACAACAAATCCGTAGGCTCCGGCATACATGTATTTGTTTTCGTGATATGCTTCAGTTAAATGAGAAACAAGAACTTCATTAGGTTCAAATTGTTCACTGACAGTTGACATAAAATCGTCGCCTTTGTGTGTCTTGTACATAATACACGAACTTAATTGATTGTTTCTTAAAAGATTAACAATTATATTTTCACTTACTGTAGAAATTTCATCTTGATTACTGCCTATTTGTATTCTTTTGTTTGTACCTAATAATTTTGTTGTCTGCGGAGTTGACTCCAGTATTTTAGAGTCTCCACTGGTATTAAATACATTGCCGTATAGATTTCCGTTTACATTTCCAGATAAATTTCCGTTAACATCGCCTGTTAATGATCCATTAATATCACCTGTAACATTGCCGAATACATCTCCGGTAATATCTCCCTCAAACTTTCCTGCAAATTTGCCAGTAAAATCTCCAAAAAAAGATCCAGATAATACATCTTCTGTAACAATTTTTCCGTGAAACTCGCCATGAAACTCACCTTCAAAATAATCTGCTCTTACAATGCTAGTTTCAGCATCGACAATTAAATTACCGTTTATATCAAGAAGGTTTCCATGTACATCACTGTGCAGAATCTTGCTGTCAACATCTAATAATAGTTCATTATTGTTATTGAACACGTCACCGATTAGGTTTGCAACTATTGAGCTGTTTTCCACATCAACAACAGTATCTCCGTTGATGTTTTCGAGATTACCTACTAAAGGTCCATATAATTTTTCGTTTTGTGTATCAACCATAAGAGTGTCGTTGGCTGATATTACATCTGCTCGAATATGGCTAGACCAGCTGTCAACTAACAATTTACTATCTGCGCCCACTATATCAATTCTATATCGATCACCTGGTATAAAATCCATTACAATCCTCCGTCACTGTATTTATCTAAATTTTAATTTGACAAGTTTTTGATATTGCTATATAATCTTTTTATGTATGATATATTCTTTGTTGACGAAAAACAAAAATTTACACAAAAATGGTTACATTTTAAACAAGATTATCCATTTGCTAAAAATGTATCTTCATTTAGAGATGCTCAGCAAAAATCAGTTACTAAATTCTTTTGGGTAGTATGGGCAGATATTGATGTGTGCAACGATTTTAATTTTTCATATACTCCAGATTCTGGAAGCCAAGAATATGTACACGTTTTTCTAAACGGAAAATATCATGATGGTGTTTGTTTGGTTCCAAAAAAAAATTATATTAGTGACCACGAAATAAAAACTAGATTTTTTATTGCAAAAAAGAAAGTTGATATTTTAGCTAGTAGACCTAGCATTACTACACCTTATGATACAGTTTTTATAAGTTATAATGAATCAACAGCAGATAAAAATTATCAAAGATTATTAAGAAAAGTACCGGATGCTAAACGTGTACATGGCGTCAAAGGAATTCATCAAGCACACATAGAAGCAGCAAAGTTAGCAAATACAGATATGTTTTGGGTAGTCGACGGCGACGCAGAAATTTTAGATGATTTTAATTTTGACTATCAAGTTCCAAAATGGCAGTTAAACCATGTGCACGTATGGCGTAGTATAAATCCTGTGAATGGACTAGTTTACGGCTACGGCGGTGTAAAACTGCTTCCTAAAAAACAAACAATTAACATGGATACAAGCAAACCTGATATGACTACGGGCATTAGTGATAAGTTTGTAGCAGTTAAAGAAATTTCTAATATTACAGTGTTTAACACAGGCGAGTTTGAAACGTGGAAAGGTGCTTTTAGAGAATGTTGTAAATTAGCATCTAAAACCATTGATAGACAAAAAGATGAAGAAACAAACTCTAGATTAAAAATTTGGTGTACATATGCAAAGCCTGATGTAGAATTTGCTGATTATGCATTGAAAGGTGCAAAAGCTGGCGCTGCATACGGTACAAGATATCGCAACGATCCGGAATCATTGAAAAAAATAAACGATTTTGACTGGCTCAAGGAAAAATTTAATGGAAATATTTAAACTATTAGACAGATTTGAATTATTATATCCGCAAAATGACTCTTTGGAAGATCTTCGACGAGCATATATTGATAGAGATATACACAGTATACTTAGATTAGTAACCACGGAAAACAAAGAAGATATACGAAAATTAGTAATGTATGATAATACATACAGTTTGTGGAGACTTTTAAATCAATATGTAGACACCAATTTTGTGTATACATTAAAGTCTCTGCACGAACAAAATATAGATTTTGACCAAGACTGTTTTAGTAGGGGGCAATTACAAAGTAAATTATGGCTAGTTGATGAACTGAAAAAATTAAATTTAAACTTGGGCACTGTGTTTCTTTGTGCTGGCTGGTATGGCGCGCTAGCTACTATGATTTTTGAATCAGGTTTATCAGTAGAAAAAATTCGCAGTTTTGATATTGATCCAAGCACAGCAAAAATAGCTGAAATTTTTAATAAACCTTGGGTAATTGATAATTGGAAATTTAAACCGGTTGTTCAAGATATACACGAGATAAGATTTGAAGAACACATTTACGATGTATTAAAAAAAGATGGTACAACTGAAACATTGTATGATACTCCAAACACAGTGATTAATACCAGCTGTGAACACATTGATAATTTTAAAGATTGGTATGAAAAAATACCATCCGACACATTAGTGATTATGCAGACCAACGATTATTTTGACATCAAGGAACATGTAAATTGCAGTTCAACGTTAGAAGATTTTTCCGAAAAAACTCCGATGACACAAGAACTTTTCAGTGGTGCACTGCAATTAAGTAAATACAAGAGGTTTATGAGAATTGGATATCGATAATTTAACTCTTAGACAATTACAACTGGAAAGTGCTCGGGCATTGAGTACTATGCAAGCAACAAACAATAATATTTGGCAGTTTAACAAACTAGCGCATCACAATAGTCAAAACTGGTATAAAGCTGTTATAAATTGGTATGTGGAACAATATGGTGATTTGCCTAGTAAAACTGGACCAGGAAAAGATGTTAAACTTATTATGGATAATTAATGTATAGATATGAAGATATAAAAACCATACATTTAGAAAACACACAAAATTGTCAGGCTAACTGTCCTATGTGTGACAGAAATCAAAATGGAGGCGCAGTAAATCCCCACATCGATTTAAGTGAAATTACGCTCAGTGATGCTAAGCGTATATTTGAACCAAAATTTATAGCACAATTAAATACCATGTATATGTGTGGAAATTTAGGTGATCCAATTGTTGCACGAGATACATTAGAAATATTCCGCTATTTTAGAGAACATAACCCAAACATGTGGCTTAGTATGAACACCAATGCAGGTGCAAGAGATGCAGAATGGTGGAAAGAATTAGCCAAAGTTTTTGGACGCATGGGTGCAGTTATTTTCAGTGTTGATGGATTAGAAGATACCAACCATATTTATAGACAAGGTGTAAATTGGAGTTCAGTAGAGCGCAGTATGCATGCTTTTATTTCTGCTGGTGGCAGAGCACGCTGGGACTTTCTTATATTTGATCACAATCAGCATCAAGTAGAAGAAGCTGAAGCACTCAGTAAAGCCTGGGGGTTTGAAAAGTTTATTTCTAAAAAAACCGGCAGGTTTGTTACAGCTAACAGTGAAAAGAAAGAGAGTCATCAAGCTGTAAATCGCAAAGGCGAAAAAACAGTTGAAATAAAAAAGCCAGATGTTAAATATCAAAATTCTGCAATACAAAAATATGATAAATTAACAAACAAACACGGCAGCATAGATGCCTATTATGACCAAGTAGAAATAAAATGCAAAGTCAAAGATGAAGGCAATTTGTTTATTACTGCTGAAGGATTAGCAATGCCGTGTTGTTGGACTGCTGGCCGTATGTACAAATGGTGGCATAAAGATCCTAGAGTAGAACAAATATGGAAATTTATAGATGATGCAGGCGGAAAAGATGCTATTAATGCAAAAAAAGTAGGATTAAAAGCTGTGTTTGACACTGGTATTTTTGACGAAATAGAACGCAGTTGGTCCAAGTCCAGTTGCTCTAACGGAAAATTAAAAGTGTGTTCGATGAAGTGTGGTGTAGAATTTGATCCTTTTGGAGCACAATTTAAATGAGAATAAAAAAAGTAGAATTAGAAATAACCAGTGATTGTAATGCAGCATGTCCAGGTTGTGCTAGAACTTTAAATAAAGATTTACTACAAATAAACAGTTTTACAATTGAAGATCTAAAGCGCATATTTCCTGCAGGTGATTATACTGGTGTAGAATTTAAATTTTGCGGTGTATTAGGTGATCCGATAGTTAATCCTGATTGTTTAAAAATGATAGAGTGGTTAGTATACCACGGCGGATATTGTGAAATAAGCACCAATGGTGGATATAACACAGCGGATTGGTGGATGAGTTTAGGTCAAATAGCTGCTGCTTATCCAGGTCTAGTACATGTTCATTTTTGTATAGACGGTCATAAAGAAACCAATCATATTTATAGAGTTAACACAAAGTTTAAAATAATCGAAAGAAATATTGCAGCATATGCTAGTGCTGCTCCTAAAGAACACGCTACATGGATTTACATAGTGTTCGATCACAACGAACATGAATTAGAAGCTGCAAAATCGCATGCAGATCAATTAGGGTTTCATTTTGCTACAAGAACAGGTATGAGGAACAGTTATCATACTTGGATAGCACAATTACAGCGTAAAGAAAATAAAAAAATAGTAAAAGAAACTAAAAAAATTACCACAACAGGCAACAAACAGCATAGCAAACTTGAAGCAGTAAAAGAACTTGATAAATTCATAAAAAATTACAAAAATAATACAGACAACAAACAAAAAAAAGCAATAATTGACAGCATTGTTTGCAAATATGTTCACGAAGGTGAAATTTTTATAGCCAGTGATTTAACAATGTGGCCATGTTGTTTTCTTTGGGACAGTGCCTTTAAAAACAAAGAAGGTATTGTTGAAAAATTACAAGTTTTTGAACCAAATTGGAACAGTCTTAGATACCATTCAGTAGAAAAAATTCAAAAACATCCGTGGTATGAAGAATTATTAGAAGCTAGCTGGGATCCTGATCACGCTTTACATTTTAATAGATGTATAAAAACCTGTGCAGCACACAAAGCATATCATAATGAGATAAATTATATAAACAAGTAGATAAGTACAGCATGAGCAAGATTAGTGATACATTTTGTATATTACCTTGGGTTCATTTATCCACTAGACCCGATGGTAGTATGAGAGTCTGTTGCACTGCCAATGCCAGCAGTGTTGGCCCTACAAATGACAAAGAACATGGCGGACAAGTAGGAATCTTAAAAACAGACGATGGAAAACCTAACAACCTAAATGTAACAGATTTTGAAACTGCATGGAACAGCGAATATATGAGAAATGTTCGTAAACAAATGCTCAATGGTGAAAAACCTCCAAGCTGTCTTAAGTGCTTCAAAGAAGAAGCAGCAGGCCATAACAGCAAGCGTATGTGGGAAACAGCATATTGGAGCCAGCGTACCAATGTTGATGAATTAATTGCAAATACAGACGAAGATGGCTCCGTGCCACCACAATTAGCATACATTGATTTGCGTTTCGGCACTAAATGTCAATTGGCTTGTGTTATGTGTTCTCCGCATGACAGCAGCGGCTGGGTTAAGGATTGGAAGGCAATGTTTCCTGCGGTAGAAAATGCCAGTCTCAAAGAAACCATGCAATGGGAAGACAAAGGCAGTGTCAATGGCAGCAGTTATAACTGGCACAAACAAAATCCTACATTCTGGAAACAATTCTACGAACAAATGGAAAGTATGCAACAGATATACTTTGCCGGGGGCGAAAGTCTTATTATTGACGAACATTATGAAATACTTGAACACGCTATTAAAATGGGATATGCTAAGAATCTAGAACTTCGATATAACAGCAACGGCGTTGAATGGCGTGACGATTTATTTGATCTTTGGAAAGAATTTAAACTTGTAAGATTTCATTACAGTGTTGACAGTATACATGAAATGAATGATTATATACGTTATCCAAGTAATTGGAATCGTACACAGGAAGTATTTCATATATTAGATAATCAAACCAGTGATAATGTAGAAGTAACTGTAGCTTGTGCAGTACAAGCACTTAACATCTATTATATACCTGACTTTATACGATGGAAATTAAATCAAGGATTTCGTAAAATTAATATGTGGCCTTTTGGCGCTGGTGGAATTAATTATCATTTTGTATACCATCCACCTCATCTCAATGTAAAAGTACTACCCAAATGGTTTAAAGAGGAAGTACGAAAAAAATACGAAGATTTTTATCCTTGGTGGAAGGAAAATTGGGAGTTAGGTGTTCCTAGTTGGCACAAAGGTAAAGTAACACAATCTATGTGGGAAAATGCTCCGTATGGCCTTAAACGTTTAGAAGGAATGCTAAATTTTATGGAAAGTGAAGATTGGAGCCGTCGTCTTCCTGAAATGGAGGAATTCCTGCGAGTATGCGATAATCAACGCAAGCAAAACTGGAAAAATGTATTTCCTGAAATGAAGGAGATTTTTGATAAATGAGTTTGCCTTGTTATTATGCATTAGGAGGAATTAATTTTAAAAACGGATTTGCTACTAGTTGTCCGCAACAAAGCGATCAATTAACAATATTAGATAATGAACATCTTCCGAGTAAATTTTTTAATAACGAAAATTTTAAAAAACATCGCAAAGACCTTATGAACGGTATCTGGCCAAAAGGTTGTGATATGTGTGAATTTGTTGAACGTGATAACAGCGGAACCAGCATGCGTCAAGAGGAAACTGCTGATCTAACATATTATAACAAAGACGGCAGTGTGGATTTTGCTGGGTTAAAAACGGCGGAAATACGTTTTAGTAACAGTTGTAATATGGCTTGCTTGCATTGCAGTATGGTTTTTAGCAGCGGTTGGATGAGTAAGTTAAAGCATTATCAAAGCGATAGCGAAGATAAAGAACATGAATTAATTCAGCTTACTGGTGCTATGCATAGAAAATCACCAGATGATGATTTAACTATGAGTATCAGCAAAGATCATGCATTGGAAATTGTTGAAGATCTTAACAAAAATTTTCCTAATTTAGAAAGAGTTGATTTCGCCGGCGGCGAAGTATTATATCAAAAGCAGTTTTTGCCTACTTTGGAAAAACTTACAGAACATCCTAATGTAAAAAATATGAAAATAATGTTTCATACTAATTTTAACGCTGATTTTGATGCAAATAAACTTGGAAAGTTACTTGAAAATTTTAATAGTGTTCAAATTATGATTAGCATCGACGGTGGCCCAAAAATTTATCCTTATTTTAGACAAGGCAATTGGAATAAACTAAAAAACAACATAGAAAAATATAGGCAGGTTAATAAAACCAGTGATATTGTTTTAGTTTGTACAACTGGTGTTTATCAACTAATGGAGTTTACTGATATAATAGATGGATTTTTAAAATTAGATTCCGATGGTATAGATACTAGTATAGTTTACACACCTGATTATTTAAATCCTAGTATAATGATGATAGAACACAAAGATTTTGTATTAGATGAAATAGAAAAATCTTATAAAATTGTTGAAAACATAGAATCACAAAGAAAGGCTAATATTGCTGCATCATCTAAACTTCATTCGTATATTGGAAATTATTACAACAGCCACGAGTGGAAAGATCTTAACAGTGCACATTATGCCATTGATAAAGTAAAGCAATATGTATTAAATCATCAGGCTGCTGAACAACACTGGAAGGCATTTGAAGTTTATGTTCGCAAAAGTGACAAAATTTGGAAACAAGATTTTAATAATTATATAAGCACTTTTAAATTTGTGAATAACAAGGTATTAAAGAATGTATAAAGATAATAACCAATTATATGAAAAATTAAACGATGATATATTATTTACAAAAGTTAGTCATCTTTTGATACCCTTTGACAAAAATTGGCAGCGTATTGGTGTAAATCTCAGCGGCGGCGCAGATAGCGCATTATTGACTTTTCTTTTATGTAAAATTATAAACGAAAACTCTTTAAAGACTAAAATTGATGTTATCACTTATCAGCGTTGTTGGACTACTCGTCCTTGGCAAGGTTATATTAGTATACAAGTTTATAATTTCCTTAAAAATATGTATCCAAATATTATCGAAAATAGACATACTACTTATATTCCTCCTGAAATCGAACATGGTGTTGCCGGACCAATTTTAAATGGTCGTAGCGGCGACCAGATCATAGTTGGAAGTTTTAATAAATTTGCAGCATGGAATTACAATTTTGATGCAGTATTCAATGCTACTAGTAAAAATCCAGACGATAGCAGAGATGATCGCATGAAAAACAGAGATGGCGATGCAAAAGATGGAAATATTTCAGATTTATGGTTTTATAATCGAAATACTGAAACAGTTTTTGCTCATCCATTTAGATTTGTTAAAAAAGATTGGATAGTAGCTCAATATCATCTGCATAATATATTAGATTTATATCATTTAACACGCAGTTGCGAAGGTGATATAAATCATCATGATGTGATAAAACAAGCATGTTCTGATTTTACAGATTATAAAGAAGGAATGCATATTCCTGAATGTAAACAGTGTTGGTGGTGTAACGAAAGAGAATGGGCAGATTCTCGTGTCACTGAAATAATTACGGAGATAAAAAATGGCTGATACTTTTTGTCCTATTCCTTGGATATTTCAAGCCGCAAGATCCAACGGAGACCTGCGAGTATGCTGTCAGGCCAATGTTACACAAAACAAAGGTGTTATACGAAAACATGACGGAACTGCTTATAATGCAGGTAAAGATAATTTACAAGAAGCTCGCAACAGCGAATTAATGAAAAATATTCGCAAAAATATGTTAAACGGTATATGGAACGAAGAATGTGGGCGCTGCAAGCGAGAAGAAGAAACAGGACTTAACAGCAGGCGCAGCTACGAACAAGCACAATGGAAATTCAATATACAAGATGCACTGCAACAAACAGATCAAGACGGTAGAATAGATACTGAAAAAACTCCAGTTGTATACTATGACTTACGATTTGGTAACTTTTGCAATCTAAAATGTCGTATGTGCGGACCGTCAGACAGTGATAGTTGGTACGAAGATTGGATTAAATTAACTGGTTCGAATGTTTTTAACGACACCAGTGGTGATGTAACTATAGAAGAAGTTAATGGTAAATTGTGTGCTAGTGATTTTGATTGGCCAAATAACGAACAGTTTTGGCATCAATTAGAAAAAAATGTACACAATATTGCACATGTTTATTTTGCTGGCGGCGAACCTCTGTTAATTGAACGTCATTATGATTTTTTACAACGCTGTATAGACAATGATGTTGCAAAAAATATCACAATCGAATACAACACCAACATGAGTACTTTGCCACCTCGTGTGATATCATTGTGGACAGAATTTAAATCTGTACGAGTAGGTGCAAGCGTAGATGGCATGGAAAAGGTTTTGGAATATCAACGTCATCCTGCAAAGTGGAATAAAATATACAAAAATTTAAAAACTCTTGATACCTTACCAAAAAATGTTCAAAGTTGGTTAGCTCTAACAGTTACAGTTTACAACATATTTCACATTCCTGATTTTATGCAGTGGAAATTGGAAAGCAGCAATTTCCAAAATATAAATAGAACTCACAGAAGACCAATTATTACCCATCACGTAGCGCACAAACCAGAACATTTAAACATCAGAGTATTGCCCAAAGAATTAAAACAAATTGCAACACAAAGATTTGACAATTTTATAAAATGGGTAGAAAATAAAAAATACCCTGATCATATAGTTACTAGTGCAAAAACAATCAGTGAAGGTATATGCAACTACATGAACAGCGAAACTTATTATGATCAGTGGTGGAATGAATTTATTGAATACACTAAAAAGCTTGATGAAATAAGAAGCGAATCCATATCTGATGTAGAACCAATATTTAAGGATTATTTTAAATGAGTTTTGACACTATAGACCTTTTAACTGGAGGAGTATTTCAAGTAACATGGGATACAGGAAGAAGATGCAATTATGATTGCAGTTATTGTCCTGCACACAGACATGACAACTTTAGTAGACATGCAACTTTAGAAGAATTAAAAGCTAATACTGACTTTCTCTATGAATATATTGATCTTTATATGCAATATAGAACTAGTAAAATGGCAAATATAGGATTCACAGGCGGCGAACCCACTGTGAATCCAAACTTTATACCATTTGCAAAGTATTTAAAAGAAAAATATCATAAAGAGTATGCACATCGTTGGGAATGTGGATTTGCGCTTACTACCAATGGTGCCATGAGCGAAAAAATGGGCCAAGCAGTAATGGAAAATTTTGGTCATGCCACAGTAAGTTATCACAGTGAAAGCAGTAAAAAACTCAAAGAACAGGTGCGTAACCGGATAATGCAGTTTCATGAACAAGGCGCAGAATATGATTTTAGTGTAAGTGTTAATGTTATGTTCCACGCGGCTTATTTTGACGAATGTAAAGAACTTTGTGATTTCCTACATGAAAATGGTGTAAAATATGTTCCAAGGGTAATCGGTGAAGAACCTGATAGCAAAAGTGATTTTGCTCATAGATACACAGATGAGCAAATTGATTACATGAAAAATTATTGGAAGTACAAAAACGCCGAATTAAATAATGAAAAAGAAGTTACAAAAACTCTCAGTGCAGCAGGAGAAAAAACAACAGAGGATAAAAAGCTGGGTATGACCATAGGCAGACCTTGCTGCGGTAGTCGAGAAATGTGTTTAAGCAGTGGAGACAAAAGTCGCAAAAGCACGTTTGTAGACATGAGAGAATTTAAAGGGTGGCATTGCAGTGTAAATTGGTTTTTCCTACATTTAGAGCAACAAACAGATAGAGTATTTCATCATCAAACTTGTCAAGCATTGTTTGGCGAAAAAAGAGGACCAATTGGAAAAATCAGCGAAGGTAAAAAAATAATTGAAGATTTACGACAAAAACTTGAATCTAATACTATGCCTACTATTATATGCCCTAAACGTACTTGTGGTTGTGGATTGTGTGCACCAAAAAGCAAATTC